TCCATTTTAATCTCCTCTCTCATTAACATACTATCAATATACACCTATCGGCACATATAGTCAATAGGGCAAAGAAAAATAAATGCGCTAAACGGCATATTGTGAGACAAACTACTTAACGGTTGATAAGGGGATTGCATACCTATTGTATGCGTTTCGATAGGGTTCTAAACTACCACCAGACGCTTGAGGATTGGCGCGGGATAATCTACCGTCTGCGCTATCCTAAAATAGCGTGACAGCTTATTTTACATTGCGCGAAATAGACAAAAAGCGTAATTAACTGCAATCAAACTGTAACATTTCTTTGCACGGTAACATTGCTGATGTTAGTGTGCAGGAAAAAAGTATAATAATTCCTTGCATAAATCACGTAGTAATCTATGCACAAGTCTATGCACCGTGTATAGATAGGTGTATAGAATAGCGCGGAGGGTTCGCGCATTTTGCATAATAAAACGCCCCCGGGAATTACGCTTGCACGACCGACGAGAGGGATCGTGTAGAGGCGCCGGGGGCTCGCCTGGTCTGCGTTGCTATCGTCAACGCTTCTAACCGCCCTGTTGAGTTATAGAGTCAGGGACACTCCAATGATAAACCCGACTACAGCGCTAATCAGGCTTGCGATTACCGCCGTCTTGATTGCTTCGCGCCTTTGCTCTTGCCAGGATATCTTTAGCTCGTTGTACGTCAGCTTTAGCATCTCGATTGAGTTCTGCGATTCTGCCAGCCGTGTCTCTGCTATCTCGAATTGCGTCTGAAGCGTCTCGTATTCCGAGTTCTGCTGCGTCAACGTGTTCTCCAAAGTCTCGAAGATCGTTGTCAACTCCTGAAACTCGTCGTCGCTTAGGCAGACTTCTGCCGATAAAGTAAGCAATGACGATAGCGAGAATAGAAGCAGCAACAGCGCAAATCTTCTTCCAAACATTTTTCATCTACCTATCCCTTTACCTGTTTTGAAATCAAGTATCTCATGCCGTGACTTCCAAGCATCGCGCACACAATTAGCCAACAGCCCGAACATATCGCTTGGCGTATCGCCGGTTATCGACGTAGGGGTGTCATCCCAAAGCCAAACCTTACCGCGCCTATAGTAGACTTCATGCAAACCGTACCATACCTCGCCGTTATCTTCGACGTGTCGCATGATACGATTATTCCAGCTCATCTACCTATCCTTTTGCATACCCAGACTATGCAAATCAGCTATCTTTCAACTCTGATACGAAATACTTGCTTGTTACCCACTTAGCCCACACGTTACCGCCGATGTATGCAAACCATATCGTAACGATGAACACGCCATACGTGATAGTCACAAGTGACGTTATCGCGGCCTTGTTAGCAAACAACGTAATAAAGTACATAGTGGCTAACAGCACCGTCGCCACCGTACAGCCAAGAAACTTACGACCGAATGTAATCATATCGCCTCCTGTCACAGCTTGATGTCACAGCTTGTGATACCAATGTCCACAAACTATGGACAATCATGCATAAAGGTACTAATAAACTTAGTACCAACGTGTAAGAATGTCTTACAAGTCCAACTCTTATAAAATCCTTGCCTTGCCTTGCCTTGCTGGGTCACGTCGAGCTCTGCCATGCCACGCCACGTCGAGCCTTGCCCAATTATATTAAGCATCTATTGCTTGCTCAGCCATAAATTGCTGATCCATCAATAACCGCGTTACCGAATAGTCTCCGTTCTCGCAATCAAACGCCAATGCCCCTATGTCGATTATTCCCGACATAAGGCGCGCTCCATATTTACTACCCGGCCCCTGTAATGCAGGCGTAGTAAATATCTCGCTGAAGCTATCGGCGCTCTGCGTGAAATAATGCACATGGCTTCTTACAAGTACATCAGCCTTTGGTTGTAAATCTTTCTCGGCCCATAAGAGATTCCATAGCTTGTCACGCGCCGGGCCGGTATGCCGACCATGGGGAATAACTGAACCGGAAACCTTATGCTTGAAATCGAAAGTAACGTCCTCGATTTTCAGCCACAGATGAGAATGTATCCCGGCAGCGGCAACCATTTCACTAAGTACGGCCTCCCAGTCCTCTTCTTTGCCGGTATGATATGCCGTGCCGTATACCATATAGATTTTCTCTGCCCCTACACGGTCGATACATACCCGCGCCATTTCGCATTGCTCTTTCCTGTCGCTACTAAGAAGCTCCGTACCACCGCTTGCTTCACCCCGACCGTCAACCGCATCACCATTCACAACCAACACATCAATGGGTTTCATGCCGTCAATCATTTCGGCATACCACGTCCACATTGCCTTCTGTATCTCAGCAAACTTGCCATCCGAGTATTGCCACTCGGGCGGAGTCAATCCCGCCCGGTGTCCACAATGTAAATCGCTAATAACCAATAATCGCTTCATGTAATCCCTCGCTAAAATAGAATCCTTGCCTTGCCATGCCACGTCGCGCCATGCCACACAATGCCAAACCGAGCCATGCCCCGCCCCGACGAGCTAATCAAACATCAGCCTGCGTACTGCATCCAAATCAATGTTGATTTCAGAGTATTTAATAACCCCGATATGTTCACCATCATCGACGGGGTAATTAAAACACTCATCCCCTATATCGGCGTATTCAATTTGTCCGGCTTCTACGGCGGTGTCTATCTCTCTTTCTATTTCGTCATTAAGCTCCGACAGCTTAAAGCCGTACGTTACTTTAGATCGCTTGTTATAGTCTGTTAGTTTTATCTCACACCTCCGTTAAATAAATAACCTTGCCGTGTCTTGCCAGGCCATGTCATGCCGCGCCGTGCCGTGCCACGCCGAGCCGTGCCGGGACATGTTTATAAAATCAACTTCATAGTTCGACAAAAGAAAAACCTTGCCTTGCCATGCCTTGTCGGGCCATGCCAAGCCGGGCCCAGCCGAGCCGTGCCATGCCGAGCTTCGCTATCTTTCAATTTCTTCCCATTCGATTACTTCAGCGGCAAACCTACCATAGTACCCATTGTTACGCGGGCGAAACCTACCGATACCGATAAAGCGCCCTGCCTCTTTTATGTGATACTCAAATACGTCCTTAGTAACAGCATCATCAAGTATCACGAAATCTACAATGCCGCCCCACTTCTCAAACTTAGGGAAGCACTTAGAAACTCGCTTGCTTCCACCGCGCCGACCATCTGCCGGAACGAATACCCATTCCCCCACAACATCATCCTTCTTCACGCCAAGACTCATATCGTTCTCTACCGATATACCAGCCTCAAAGTGCTTAGTATACGTCGCCTTGCCCTTACCCGGGATCTGCATGGACAGATACTTTGCGGCATCTGATAGCAGGTTCTTAAATGCCATGCGCGGGACAAAAACTATTCCGTTTTCGTCAACGTGCATTCTCTCTCGCCAAGTACGGGTTTCATAATCCGCGCTTGTTTCTCGTTTCTCTTTTTGGACTACATAGTGTTTGCTTTGCGAATAAGGCGTAGTGCCTGTAATTCGTACCTTGCAATTCTTCATGTATTGTCTCCCTCGAAAAAGTTATTAACCTGTCAACGACAGGATTGAAAACAACCTTGCCTTGCGTTGCCAAGCCGGGCCAAGCCGGGCCCTGACGGGCCACGCTTAGTCGTGCCATGCTGATATAAATTATATGTCAACCTCATAACTTTGTCAATAGAGAAAATGCCTTGCCTTGCGTGTCCTCGCCGCGCCTCGCTGTGCCGGGCCATGCCAAACCGTGATACTTTATTATCGGCACATAACAGATTAGACTAAAGTGTAAAAGCGTAGTGATTTAAGGTCAACCATTTTCGTCCCCGGCTTCCACGGGTCAAAGTCCGGTAGTCTGAAGTGACCGCCGTTCGGTGTCTTGATTTGCAGTATGAGTATATCACCCTTGCGTTCACCGAATGACTTGTGACCTTTCTTCTCTTCCCACGGCATATAGATTCTCCCGGTATACAGCACCTTGTGAAACGTGCCTAACCGCTTGAAGGTCTCGTCGAACACCGCAGCGTGATCCCAAACGAACGACCCGCCCTTACTCGTATCGTCCTCGTCTGACAATACGGGAATCATTGAATCATAGGAGGCCCGCTTCTCAAAGTGCAGGTAGTCAACCATCTCCAAGAACGTCTCGTCTGAAAGCTCGCAAGACACAAGCTGTTCAGCAGCCGTCACGATTGAGCAAAGAAGACAGCCGTGCTTGTAGATATGTCCCGCGTAGTCGCTTTGGAATTTACTCATTCAAGCCAACCCCAATTTCTGCCTTCTTTTATATCCCAGATCGTTCCCTTACTCACGCCATATATGTTGGCTATTTCTGTTTGTGGTACATTTTGTGCAAATAACTCTCGTATGTTCTTCACATCTTTTTCTGTGAGTTTGACGCCCCCATGTTTTTCCCCCCTTGCTAACCTATTTTTTAAAATGGCATCTTGTGTATTATCTTTGCTCGTTCCAAGAAATAAGTGATCGGGGTTGATACATGAGCGTATATCACATTTATGACAGACATACATTCCCGCTGGAATCTCACCTTTCGTTAGTTTATAAACTATACGATGTACAAGTTGTTGTTTGCCTTCATAGACAGCGCAACCATAGCCAGTACTGTTCAATCCACCACTCCAAATCCAACATCCGGAATACGGAATTGGATCGTAATGTTCAAGTATCTGTTCTTTAGTCATCGGTGTCCTCCATTATGGAATATACACCATCATCAAAGCATTGTCATGTTTCATTTTACAAAGTGCATCACGATAGCGACGATCCCAGGGATAGCGCCGAATATCCCGCCTATAATCCCGTATTTGACCTTGAGTATAGCAACCTCGGTTTTAAGCTCGTCAACCTTACAGACAAGTTTCTGGTGACTCTCGTCGAGCCTCTTGAGTTCGGCTAACACATGCTTGCCCCATGTTTCCCATCCGTTCGGTGTGTCCAAATCATACCTCCATTGTACTATACTTTTTTTCTAAGTCAATCGGCAAAAACCTTAATAACGCGGTATAAATTGCTTAGGCCCAATCGTTTCCGCTGTCCGTTGTATTCGTTCCGTTGTCGTCAAGGTTATCCGAGGTATTGGCGGTTGCGCGGTTGCCGGTCAGCACCGTCCGGTCTGCCGTGGTATCAATCTCAATGCCGGTATCACATCCGGTTATATAATTTGCAGATACTGTATTGTCATCTGCAACAATAAAAATACCGTAATCATCAACGTTTATGACGTTATTTGAAGTAACATTCAGTCCGTCGCCATCGGTGCGAATCCCATACGTAGTACCAGTACCGGCGGTAATTGTAATACCGTCTAACTGATTGTTGGCGATCACCATATTTGTGGCGCTGGATGTGGTGTCGATTCCAAATACACTCGCAGCGTTTGAACCATTGTTAATATCTAAATCATTTATAACGTTATTGCTTACGATTCCTCCCGCCACCTGCAGAAGTATGCCGTAGATCGCCCCGGAAGTTGCGCCGGGTCCACTTCTTGAGACGGTTTTTATAGTATTGCCAATTATGTTTATGTTGGCACCATTCCCCAAAATACAATTTATTTGTCCAGTGGCCTTGTGCGCAACGTTCTCTATGGTATTACCTTGCACGACACATTCTGTACCGTCGATATAGATCGCCGCCATACCGCTGGCCGTTGCTGCTATTTGTATCAGACTAATATTGTTGCTGAGTACCTGATTATAATTCCCGGACGAATAAATGGCACTGACAGTATTTCCATTGTTTGTCAGGTGGTCTATTACGTTGTTACTGCAAATCGTATATGGCCCGGTAATTGCAATGCCATACATGGCATTTGCAGCTTCCACCAAGTCCTTAATCGTGTTATTTGCTATGACGTTGTTGCTTCCAGCCGATGAATAAATACCTATCTCGTCACCGCTGACAACTCTATTTTCCGTTATCTTAACTTGCGTACAAGTAGCGGCAACGATCCCATAGTGTTCAAAAGTATCAACTATGTTTTCAGTGATAACACCGCCGTCGCAATGATCAACGTAAATCCCGTCCTGATAGCTGTCGTAAGCCGTTACACCTTTAATTACAAAGCCATCAACGTAGGTAAAATAGATCAGCTTATTGGCGTTGGTATCCGCTGCGTTGCGAGTAATCTTTCCGCCGATGATAGATATATTCTCAAGCTCCGTACCGCTACCGCCCGTGGCCGTAATTCCATTACCGTTATAGTTTTTTTCAATTACGCACCCGGCCTCCATAAAAAGAGTTACGCCGCTTTTCATTACAATAGCACCGTCAGTCTTGAAAGTGCCTCTCGTAAGATGCACAATGCCGCCGCCGTATCGTTCAGACAAGTCGGTTATTGCTACGTTTATCTCATCCTCGTCGCTCGTTCCGTCGCAGTAAACGTCACACTTGTCGGTAGAGTATTGAGAGCCAATAAAGATACCGTTGAATTGCGCGGGTCTATTATACGTCCTTCCGCTTGCGATAAACCGCGCAACCGCCGTGCTGTCTTTCTTCCACGCTTCCTGCACTTCTTTCAACAGGATTTGCGTACTGCCAAGCTCAGCAGCCGCCCGGTAGGTCTCAACTTGAAAGACTTGCACCACCGCGTCAAGGTACTCTATCTGCCCCGCCCCGCCAATCGTCAGCCAATACCAGTCCCCCGGCTCATAGCTGTACCGCGTCCCCGGTAGAGTGAGCATGTAAACGTGCTTCTTGCTTCTAAACTCTTTCCACAAATAATCGGCTACTTGATTAGTCTGCGCCATCGTGACAATCGAATCGTTGCCCCACTCTACTTTTCTTTCGCCGTTCTCATAGATAGAGTCGTGGTCTTGAAAGGCGTCATGAATAAGCCCCTCGTCACCCTGCAACATCTCAACGGGCTTGCCCCGGACTTGTACCGTTGACAGGTATCTTGTCGCCCCCGTGCCATTGACTAAGCTAATCACCGCGCCGTAAGAGTAGGAAGTGTAATCTATGTTCTTCGTCCAGCTTGCAGTCTCGCCGCCCGCTGAAGCATCATCAATCACCGTCAGCGTAGGAGTCGCTTGTACGCCTAATATCTTGCGAGAGGATGCGGGCTTCTTGTAACGGCCCGGCCCTGACCGACCGGCACCAAAGGCACCAAATATATCAGCCATTACTTCTTACCCCACAATCCGGCGTACCAGTCCCAAATACTCTCAAGCCAGTTACCAAAGCCCTGCATCGCGCTTACACCTTGCGGCCCGTGATACGGATGGCTCCAGTCTTGCACCTCCGGCGCCGCCGCTTCCTCTTCCGGTGGTAGCTCATTCTCGCCGTACTGCGCGATAAACTCATTGCCGTAATCAGACGTAGACGGCCACGTTGCATCAGTAGATACTGGAGTACGCATCTTGCCGTCCGTACTCATGGCAACCATGTTGCTCGCGTTTGAGTCCCACAAGATTTGCACCGCACCATGCTTGACGATATTGACACCATGAACAATCACTCGGTTAGCGTCTTGAGTCTCGCCCTGTACGGCAATCCCCATTGTCTCGTCAACCGTACCCATCGGCACCGGGTCGGAGTAATCGCTTGACAGCCTCGACCTGTACCGCAATGTCCCCGCAGAGTTAAGCCCCACGTAAGACGCCACCGTCGCGTTGCCAAGGTCTTTAACATATCCCCATATAGATTGATTGGCCTCGACGCGCCGCCAAGGATGCACAATAGCCACGTCCTGAGCATCGAACCCCACGGTATCGTATGAGTCGTAATCCGCATCATCGGCAGACTCTACACCCGACGCGCCATCATTATCATTCAGTACAAAGTAGTTCAACGACCGATCACCCTGTATTAAATGCGCCGCGTCGATATTGATAGTATCTCCCGCATCAGCGCCGACCACCACCATAAGCCTGTCAGAGTCGCTATCGGTAATCGTATGGCTTACTTCGACCTTCATGTATCCTTCGCCGCCCGCTAGATCGTAAGCCTGCGCCGTGTTATCGTTCGTCCCCACAGAATCTTGCTCGCGTATCGAGATATAGTTTTCAACCGCCGTCGCCGCCGCCGTACTCTTGAGCCAAACATAGAACGTCCACGTCTCGCCCACGTTCAGCTTTTTCTTACCAGTGAAAGTTACCGTCTGGTAGGCTTGCTCATTCGCCGCACCCGGTATCAACTCACCGGAACATGACCCGAAGAACCCGTCAGCCGCATCGCGGTTTAACGTACCGCCCGCCGTCACCAGCCATGAGTCACCGATAGTAGCGTTCTCGAACGACGAGTTAGCGAGATAGTTGTAGACTTCTTTCTTTGTCGCCAGCCGCGTGATGAGATGCAAGAGGCTGTCCGTCTCCGTCGCGGTATCAACCAAGTCGGCGTTCTCCCAGTACCGCCCCTTCCTCACGGTCTTACGCGCTATCAAGCCTATGTAGTCCTCGGCGCTGATATACACAACGCCAAACTTGTCATTTGCCGTATCGCGTTCATAACCGCTTGTGAGCTTGCCGAAAAACACCGTGTCAAAGTCGCCGCCGTACCAGTTCTCGATCGTTAGCCCCGACCGCTTCTGTAGGTACTTCTGCGCCACCGTTCCATTGAACTGGTCGGACGCTGGAACGAAGGCAGCGTATTGATCATCCGAGAACTCACCCGCGATATTGTTGAGCGAGAGAGAGCACAGGTTAGCCGTCTGTGCGCCGTTGACAGGATTCTCGACGTTCTTTGTCGTAGTGATAGACCGCACAAACCGCGTAATGTTCGCCCGCGTCCGTCCCGTGCCGTGTCCGTCGAGTGACCAGAATATTTCCTCATTGGCAACGTCTTTCGCGTCATTCTGCACTTCGGCGTTGGTCAATATGCGGTTGGGCCAATAACGGACGTAAGCGATGTCGTAAGCACCAGCCGTGCCGTTGTATGCGCGGATTTGGAGCTTGTTAAGCTCGGTGACTTTCGCGTCGATGTTTCCAGACCACGCGGTATCGTCCTGCGTTTTGTCCATCCACAATGCACTTCCCGCAGTCGTGCCTGTCGATAAATCAATAGCCGCTGTTAGGGTAATCCATTGATTGATATTTCTTTGTGCCGCGCCATTGTCGTATTGAGCGGAAACGAGATATCTTTCAGTTCCACCATCATACCACCGTACCGTAAAATAATCATTTCCAGCGTGCCATTGAAGCGCTAACCGTTGCGTTCCACTCACATACCAACTAGCTATCGTATAGTAAGTAGCCGTATCATACGCAAACGTCGGCTTGAACTTGATTTGCAGCGTGAACGTCTCGGTCATCGGGCAGAGCGTCTCGATGTACCCGCTTGACAGGTAGTGAGAGCCGGGGACGGTGTGAGAGGTTAGACGGATGTCGTCAACGTAGAAGTATTCGTTGAGAGCAGCGGTGGATAACATTCGCAAATATATAATGAACCCGGTAGCATCGGCATCGAGAGTGAACGAGCCAGATATCTCTTGCCATGTATCAAGCGCAGTCGGCGCACTACTATCTTCAATGATTGACCATGCTGTAGTGGAAGACTTATAGTTTCGACAAATCAAATCTATTTCAGAAACAGAAATGCCGCTTGCCGTCGGGACATAAACCCAGAGTGAATACTCATAAGTTTCACCGGCAACCAAACCGTGCATGTCGGTCGTAGATAGAGTATACGCATCGTCAAGAGACACGAGCGCCCCGGTTCCTGCGGCAATAGTTTTCGTAACCTTGTATGCGTAAGTACCGCCATGTGCAAAATCAGACGATTGCGCAAAGGTCGTGTTAGTCAACACCGGAACCGTCTCGCCAAGCATCATCGGCGCAGTAGCACTCTCGCAGTTACCCCGGTCTATTAAGTTGTCCTCGCGGGCTAACGTGTAGACTGCGCTGCCCGTCTCAAGGTCGGGATACTCCAACAAGCGAAAGTCAGCGTACACCCTATCTGTCGGTGGGAAGCCCGACCTCAGATGCTCACGCCACGCGCTACCTACTGTGTTAATCACTAATGCGTTCTCCCCAACACCGCAGCCCGCCGCAATACGCCATCTACTAACTGCCGCTCAGTCAGCAGATTCCCATACACATTGACTTGCATATTGACGCCACCCATACCGCCCCGGCCTAACGGCACGACCGCCTCCGGCCCGTTCTCGCCTATCAGCGCCATAGTAGGACGGTTGACTATCCCGCCCTCGCCGAGCGCAGATACAAAACCCGCAGCCACCGATGCCGCCGCCGCCGCCGCAAGGTGACCGGGAGCAAGCGCCATAGTAAGCGGGTCAACTAACATCGCTATACCCTTTATAGCTTCCTGTTTCGCAAGACCCATCAACACCGCGACAATCGCATCCTTAGCCGCTTCCTTGAACGCCTCCCACCCCTTCGACGCATCGACGATACTCGCACCCATCGCCTCAAACAACGGCAACGCCGACGCCGCTATCTGCTCATATAAGTCTTTCTGTTTCTCAAGATGCTCATTCATCTCGCCGGATTCGACTCTTGCCACTTCAATATCTTCGGCATATTGCTGTACCGCTTTATTCGTATCCGTAAGCATATTGTAATATGAGTTTAACGATTGAGTAGCCTCGTCGATATACGCAGCATTGGCATCGAACATCTTGTTGGAAATAGCCATTTCCATATTGAACTCAGGGAGCAAGCCCATATAAGCGCTTCCTACATCGGCAAGCATCCCATAGTTTTCAGCTTCTTTATCTTGTACTTCTAAATATTTTCCATAGGTTCCCAAAAGCGTTTGTATATTCCCGCCCTCAAACTTGTATCCCTTCTCAACTAAATCGGTAATCGCTTTCTCAACAGCCTTAACTTGTGCCGCTCTATCGTCATACAAATCACTGAGAGATTTTTCTTTTTCGGTTATTTGGCTAAGTTCCGCATTAAGTTCTTTAGTAACCGCAGCATAATCTTCCTCGCCCTTTGTAAGCGCATCAATACCTATTTTACCTTCTGCGAGCGCCGGGATTGTAGGCATCATACCATCCGGTATAATGTTCCACAAACCCAAACCAGCCATAGTTCGTAATACTTCGGGAGAATCTTCAAGAAACTTCCTCATTTTGTCATCGACATTTTCATCCCAAGTATCTCCGAATTGCTCTGTTGCTATCGCGCCGCCGACCATGCCTTGAGCAAGTAGAGTCATCCTGTCGATAACAGGAGTGAGCATCCCGCCTATCAAAGCACCGCCCACTTCTTTCAAATCACCAACAGCGTTTTTGAATCGTGTTATTTTGCCAAGCGTAGTTTCACCGAGAGCAACGGCAGTCCCGCCAAATTTCTCATTCAGGGCTTCCGTGAGTTGAGCAAGTTTCTCTGTCGGCGGTGCCGTCGCGTCTATCTCGATACCGTATCGCGTCAATGCATTGGTGGTGCTTCCGAGAGTCTTGCCTATCAAAGACGCCGCAGTCTGCAAGTCAACGCCCATTGCAGCGGCAAAGTCCAACATCGCAGGAGTAACTTTCTCAAGTCCTTCTTGGTTGAGATTAGAAAGTTGCTGCACCATTGCCATCGCGCTGACAGTTACTTCATCGCCGTACGTAGTAACACTCTGTAATTGAGACGCTAACTTGGAAAGTGACTTCTGATTTATCTCGGCTTCACGGCCCGTTGACTTGATAGCAGTAGCAAGTCGCGCCTCAGCCTGTTCTTGCTCACCGTAAGCATTGACCATATCCTTGCCGATATCTATCAGCTTCTTGGCAACAAGAATAGCAGCACCTATTGCAGCAGCAAAACTTGCCATGCTCGCAACAGCTTGCTTAGTCTCCGCGATTATATTTATCCTGACATCGTCACTTGTTGCCATATCGCTTCCTGTATTCTTCCTCTATCGCCGAGATAATATCTATGAATACCGCCGGATGCTCGGCCCACCCGCAGCTAAACGGCAAGCCCAATAGCTTGTACTGTTGCCACATATTTATCTGCAACATCGACGCCTCGGTAAAGTAAGAAGGTATATCGCCCTTCCGTATCTCGTACTCCGTCTTAGGTATGAGATAATCGAGATGCTCAAACATTGGAAGCACCCGTTGCTTATACCAGCCTTCGCACCATAGGTGGAAGGCTACTCGGAGTTTTTTGAGTCTTGCCTCGCGTTCATCGAAAAGACTTGTAGTGCAACTTCCATGTGAAGCTGAGAGAATCCCGACAACGCATTGAACTGCCGCGCCGTTGTTATCGCCTTACCGTTGACTTTGAAGTTCTCAATCTTGGCAACGCCGTACTTGATGAACCCCTCGTAGTCAATCTCTACTTCGGGATTACCCTTCTCGTCAAATCGTGGCCTTTGACAGCGCGACCTTTCCGCATCGGTAATGTACCGTAGCGTGAATGTGATAGGTTCCGTCTCTTCTTGGTTTTTGTTCCACTCAGGAATGTACTCGACTTCTTTTTCAAGAATTGTATACTCTGCCATCTCCCTCTCTCCTTTTACTAAGTAGTTATATAAGACAGATTCCCTGTACCTTGGAAGTTCAGGGTAAAGGATACTTTATCGTTGACTTGCGAGTTTATCGTAGCACTAACAGGCAGAACGCTGCCCGTCCAATACTTAGTGCTATCATATAACCTTACCTCAAACGACGTACTTGTCGCTGTACCATAAAAATCATTCAGCACATACGTATGGTCGGTATCACTCATATCGAGAGTGCCGCCACACGTTACCGTCCATTCCCTGAGAGTAGAAATAAAAGATTTCGCCGTATCACCATACGCAGTAACCTCGGCAGTCCCTATCGACGGATTGATACTCCAAGAGTCGATATATGCAACAGTCGTTGTATTACCACCCCAAGTTATATATCCGTCTTTCCCCATTGCAGCAGCCATAATAACCTCCTATGAACTCGTAAACGCGAGTGCGCCGTTGCCTACAGCGTTCCATGTGATACTCACCTTGTCGCCGACTTGTGAGTTAACCGTCTGTCCTGTCATACGCATATTGCCAGACCAATAAGTAGCAGGCAAAACGTAGAACCGCATCGCTATATCGCCAAGCGTCCCGTCTTCAAACTGATCCATGAGAGCCGCTTGTTCTGCATCGGTTCTGTCAAGCGTACCCGTCCATGTAGCCGTCCACTCTCTCAACGTGCTACCATAAGCCTTTGCCGTATCACCATAACCAGTTATCTCCGCAGTACCTATTGACGGGTTCAGCGTCCACGAGTCCGTATAAGCTACTGTCGAACCGGCAACGGTAATGTACCCATCTTTTCCAGCCGTCGCTGCCATTTCATCCTCCTAATAAAAAAGCACCCTCATCGGGTGCCCTTCTTTCTTTATTCCACGCTCTATGGCGCGGTATGATTGTAGTAATAGATTATATTGAAACTCCCGCTAACCCATCCTAACCCCCGCAGATACCCCTTGTCCGTCACCTGGTCATTCGGCGTAATGTCTGCCACAAGTCCTAACAGCGTCGAATCGGCAACAAGTTTCTTCTCAATCTCAGCAAGTAAATCGTTGCGCGAATCAACTAACCCTGTAGTCGATTTGTTCAGCTCCCTGACGTAGCCCACAAAGTCAAGCGTAAACTCGCTCCGCATATCAAGCTGATCTGTCGAACCGAGATAGCAAAACCGGCTCTTTATCTCCGGCCCGTCTACCAGCCTTACCGCAGGGAACTTATCCTCTTTCCACGCAAACGGGTCTTCAGCTATTTCTACCGAGACGTAGTTTATCCCGGTTGAAGCCTCAAGCACGCCCTTTGCCGTGTCGTAAATAGTCTGACGCTTAGACATACGTATCCTCGTAACCGCGCACTAAATCTTGAAGAAGCATATTTTTTGCTTGCTCAAGTTTCGCTTTTCTTGTTGGCTCGACAAATGCCCTTTTGGGAAGCGTCACCCCTTTACCAACTCGCATACCAAGTTCATGCGCGACTGCCTTATAAACTTGTGACCTATTCTTTGCCATTGGCCCTTTCGTAACTGTACCTATACCAACCCCGGCGTTTACTTGTGACCCTTTACGCTGCACATTAAGCACCCCGATGGCTTGAAATAAATCACCGCTCCTACGTTGCAATCCAGATACGCTGTATCTAAGGCGCATTTCTTCTCTGAGCATCTTTACAATACGTTCAAGGGATTCTTTTGTAATACCAGGCATCCTTTTTGAGAACTCGTCAAACTTCGCTTCAAGCTGTTCAAGAGTGATGTCACCCTTGTGGTAACCACGCCCCATTAGTACGCCCTGCCGTCACGATACATATCAAGTATCTTCTTGACGCTCCACGGAAACTCAGGTTCCATCGTCCGGCTTACGCCTTCGTATGCTTCAGTCCTCGCGCTGATAGACTCGCGCGCCGTCTCCCTGTCCCACAGCACTTGCAGGAACTCTTTTGCCGCATAAGTCAAGTCATATGCATTAGCCGTCGAATACCCCGCCGTATACGCTATCTGTACGTTGTTCGCACCGGAGTCAAAGTAGTCACCGTCAAGCCTTACCCTACCGGACTCAGTAGACAACATCACATCAGTATCGGTCACTTGGTCATCTGTCGATGTAAAATCGCGGTTAGAGTTTATCGTGATAGTGACGGTTGTCGATGCAAGCGGCCAGTTGTTGAGATATAAATCTGTCTTACCGTTGCCGTCGTATATCTCGGTATATTCTCGCGCCTTCAGCTTCCGTCCGGTCTCTGCATTGAACCGCCAAGAAACTACGTTGACAACATCGCATACCTTATCGTTTATGCTTGTTGATGCCGTGGTAGTTCCTAAACCGAGAAAGTCAAGAGCATCCTGTACACTCAATAAGGCATTGTCGGTATCAGTACCCGTTGACATTATTCAACCTCTTTCGTAGTTGCCCCACACTCAATACAAATAGTCTCGTGCTCATCCATTGTCTTGCGCTTGCAAAACTTGCACACTCTCTTATACGGCACAGCTTTCTTCACTTCCCGCTTAACCATCTCATTCTCGACAGGTCTTTTTTCAGCGGTTTCCATTACGCCCCACCCTGTACCCATACCGTGATAGTCCCGGCTTGCCCGTCAGATGTCGCCCCAGCAAGAATAACCTCTATCCGTTCTCCGGTGATTGCATAATAATCAGGTACATACGTTGTGCTATTCCACGCGCTCGACGCTGCTGTTGAATCAGCCACTTTATACCTCGGCATGTAATACCAGTTGTTGGTACTCGCGCTCACCCCGGATAAAAACCTGCCCCATGTCTCGGTAGTCGCGTCCTCTCTGCAAATCGTAAACGCGGCGGTAGACTTTACCGGATAGGTCGTGTCAACGGTGTACTGGATAGCATGTATTAACCCATTAACTGGCAACGAACTATAATAGCTCGTTTCCGTAGTGCCATCCTCAACCGCTATCTCGTACTTTGTTAAGTACATCTATTTCTCCTTTACATGCTCCCATGATCCATGAGGATACACGAAAGCCTTGTTAATTTGAGCCGCCATGCCTTGCGCCCCCTCTGCCCGGCTTCGCTCAATCAAGCTCTGATTTATCTGGATGTCAAAATGCTGTCGCTTTGCGTTCTGCTCATCCTCCATCTGTTTCAACCGTTGGCTCATATAGCTCAACTCGCCGTCTTCAAATCCGTACTGGTAGAAGCACTTCAGCAAGTCGCTCTCCGGAGGGATATACACCTTGATACCCCTGCCAACCGCAAGCCCGATGTAATACTCACAAGACGGCCTCTGGCTCTGGTACTCGATGTCCGTCGCCATATTCACACCGTAGATATGAATCTCGTCTACCCCGATGTGCATCGCAAGAGCGATCTCCCAACTTATCGTGTTGGTAAAATACGCCCCGTACTTTTCCTCAAGTACCTTCCTCGGAAACGGCACCGAACACGGAATATCGTTGAAGTGCTGCTGCATCATTATCGGTATAGTCGCTTTACGCAACCAGTCTATATGAGTCTTGAACCGCTTACCTTCGCAAATCCATTTGTAGTCGTGCAGCTCAAAAAGAACGTCAATCTTCTTGACATCGGTTGCCATGTACATCTCGTTGACGCCCCAAAACTCGAAACTCGGATCGTCAAACGGTGCCATCTGCCTACCAGGTGCAAATCCCACGATGCAGATTTTCTTCTTTGCCCCTACCGTTAAGATTTTCGGTTCTTTCTTCTCCTCCGATTGAACGGGGGGCTTTTCGCCCCCCTCATTCTCTTGTAACTCTTTTACTTCCGTAATCTCCATTTACTCCCTCCTATTGGATTTAACTTGTAGCGTCGTCGATAACCCATTGGCTCGTCGGGCTGTGCGCCGTTCTGAGCCATCGGCTTGTACTAAGCCCTATCAGGTGACACCACCCGGCCAAGGCGCTGGAAGTCGTGCCTTCAACTATCATCAAGTGAGCGGTCGAATCCGCGCCTGTCGTGATAATCCCCGCATCACTGCAAGAGATATATATCACCATTCCCGTAGAACCGGCCGTGTTGAATAACCACTTGCTTGCACCTAATGACGGGGCTGCAATATGGAGCTTCCTTACATCACCCGAAGAGGTGATAAAGGATATCCCATTGTTGGTAAGCTCACTCAACGTAGTAGAACCGATAGACGAGCTTGTTGCACCACTTACCGGCCAGATAATCTTCCCGCCGCTTTCGACGGTAATATCTCCACCGCTCTCTACATCTATCCCACCACCGCTCTCTACATCCATTGTGCCGCCTGACTCTATGGTTATCTCACCACCGGACTCGACCGTAGCCAAGCCGCCACTGGCAACTACAAGCTCATTTCCGCCCTGCTTCATGTATACAAGAGGTTGATATGTATCATCAGCCATTTTTATAACCTCCTAATAGGGCGGCTCTCGCCGCCCATAAATTACGTCGCCGGAGCATAAGCCTGCGCCGAGAACAGAATACCAGCCGCAGAACTCGGTTGAGTAACCGGGCCTTTCTGTATGTTGTACAGAATACCAATAGCCCCGATGTTCAACGGGTTCGTGCTGTCCTTTACGGCATACAAAGCGCAGTACCGTTTGGTAGGAGCCTGCACATCCAGCACAGCCAGCGAATCGTTAATAGCACCCTCATCAGTCGCAGAGGGACTCGCTATATACACCGAGCTTGTGCAACTCACCATCGAAGTAGAAGCAGAGCTATCACCGTGCATGTGATACAGTTGGCTATAGCCTCCCGTCGCATTCGTGTTGCCGCTGAATTGTGCAATCCAGCACACGCCGTCAAATCCGGCAGTATCCACAACGTCACCCTGCAACGAAGTCGTCCCCGTTGTAGGAGCTAAGACGTTATAGATTTCAAAGTTTTCAAGAAAGTTTTTCATCCTTATCCTCCTTACGCCAATACCGATCTGATGAAGGCTTCACCAAGGACAGGCATACCGTCGGTCTCTTTCCGCAACACATAACCGTTCTGGTTAGTCGCGGCAAAAAGCTCGACAAGTACCTGTATCTCCATGTCCAGCGCATCGGCAATCCAGTAGTAGCTAAAATCCCCGATGATACCCATGTACAAGCCAGTAGTAAACGTGTTAGGCGCGTACTCGCTCATAATGACAGGTACCTCAAGAATCGTGTCGCCCCTATCGCCCTGAAGCCCCGGCCTCCACAAGTATTGACCAGTACCGTCTTTCAGCTTGCGGATAGCCTTGATTACGTCACGATGGAAGATCCACCGCGCCCTCGGCCAATATCCCGGCTTCAGATGATACTTGCACTCTATCAGGTTGTCGGCAGTAATCGCCGTAGTAGTGTTGCCGGTGCTTACATCATAGGTCGTACTGATACCCGCACTTGACGCTTCAAAAACTCCAAGCGGTTTATTGGCACCATCACCATTCAAGAAAGCATTTTCCTCGACAACAGCCGCCTTGTAAGCCAGCCTGTTCCTGACTATCTGGTCGATATTCAGCGCAGACGCTCTGACAAGTTTCTTGCTCACTTTGATATACTGAGCAAGCGGGTGTGGATACAGCTCTCTTTTCCCGAACACCGTCGTAGGATCTTCAGCGCCAATCAATAGCTCTGAAGTCCAGGTCGGGTCGGCAGGATCGGCATCCAAAGACGGAGCGCCAAGGCTCGCGGCCTTCGGGATGCTATAGACTGTACCGAGTTGTCTCATAAACACTCGGTTGTCTATCGCCTGTATCAACGTGGTAACAAACTGCTCCGGCGCAACGGTATACCCACCGGCGGTATCAGACTGCCCCTCAAGAGAACGTATCTCAAGAGCTTCATTCTGAATCGCCCGCATATACTCCGCAGACGTAGTAGCAGCAAGCACACTCCGAAAAGCCTCGTCATATCGTTTCTTGTCTACATTGTCCGGCTTCCCGCGATCAATAGTCTCATCAAGAACGTCCGACACTTCGGTTTCAACAGCAGCAACCCTTTCGTCTTTCTCGATCTTGCCACCGAGACTATCTACTTCGGCCATCATAGCTTCGTATTTCGTAGTCTCTTCGGCTGTCAAATCTCTCGCTTCTTTCTCGGCCAAGTCCAGGAGCGCGCGGGCGTCTTTAACGAGCTTGAAGCGTTTTTGCTTCATTTCGCTAATTTTCATTAGTTCCTCCTAATTGTATTTCAAGTTCAGCCAACTCAAGGCGTCTTTTTCTTAGAGAGTGACCCTCCGGGATCGGCTCTTCTTTGACTTCTTCCGAGTGAGGCTCCGGCCCCGGCTCAGAAGCGAGCTGCTCAACTTTGCTTCTCACTTGTGCGTTAGTTTGCGGATATGCCGGGTACGTAACCACCGACACATCAAACAACTTAACCTCTACCAATTCCCTCTCAATATTCTTTTTGTCCTCATTGTTCCATTCATCTTTTACCGTCTGGAATCCAAAGGACATCTGATTCACATCACCCCGCTGCATTGAAACTTTCAAATCGTTCGCCCATGTAGTATCCGGAGGGTCAATGTCAATCGCTAAACCGGTGTCATCCTCGGACAGCGTAAGCGTACCCGACTTGTTCCGGCCCAAAACGTAGTTGGCGTCATGGTTAAACAGCGCCCGCACGTCGGCCTCCTTCAGCGTCTTCTTGAAGGCACCGGGTCGTATCTTCTCCCTAAACCCGCCAAGGTCTTCAGACCATTGATTGAATACCGCCGCGTGTCCCTGTATGTGCGGCTTCTCTCCCTCGGTCACCCTCAACTCTACGTCAAAGCACCGTATCTCTTTTTCCATGTTACGCTCCTGCTACTATCTGGCACACACAACCGTTGTGTAACGGCGGGTGTCCGACTTTAGTTTGTATATTCATTTCCTTCGCGCCATCTGTAATCTGGTCGTCCGGCAGAAGGAAAAACTTATCCACTCCCACAATCGAGCCATTCATCGCCTGACAATATGGGCAAGGGTCAGCACCAAGCGCCACCCACCGCAGAATAGTTACCCCTACCAACACATAAGCAGCCTTCGCAAATGCATTGCTACTACGTACCGTCTCGCCCGCCGCAATGTCAGACCCGCGTACTTGCTCCCAGTGGTCAAAAGTCTCCTCAACCGCAGCATCAAGGTCTGCATTGCTATCGACTGCCTTATTGATCGTCTTCTTCAAATCGGCCCGACTCTTGGCAATATACCGATACGCAAAGTTAGTCACGAAAGACTGAATGAAAGCGTCATCCTCCGGCCCTAACTTATCCGGCCCGCCGACTTCTTCCGCTATCTCGCGCTTTATTTCCTCGGCAAACGTCCTAAACGTCGGTAATATCTGATTCCTGATATACTCCGGCAACGTCGAATAATACTTGTCAAGAAACAGGTCGAAGTCTTCAATGCCCCGCGCAGTCAAATACTTCTTGACGCCCTCCTTCAAATCCCGCCGTTCCTTGCGGATAATCCGGTCAGCCGCAGTCTTGAAAAGCCGCTCGTAGCTCTTTGCCATGCGAAAGCGTTTGTTCGCCGACCGCAGCGCCCGCGTTTCTCGCAGACTCTTTTCTTCCGGTTCTTCCTCTTCCTCCGGCTCTTCTTCCGGTTCCGGTTCGCCAAAGTCACTAAAGGGATTGCTTTGGCCGGCCAGTTCCGTAGGTATCCAGTTCATCGGCACGTAGTGAGCATTCCCGCCCTCTACCGGGTTCTTGTTCTCAAACTCCCTAATCTCGTTAGGCGAGTAGACACCCATCTCGATGAAAGTCCTATAAGCCTGTGACCGCGCCGCGATATCGCCTCTCAAAAGAGCGTCAACAAGAAACTCGTAGAAGTAATCCTTCTGGTCACTCTCGCTCAATAGCTGCATCGACAAGGCTTGTTCCCACCGTACCAGCCACGGCCTCATCGTGTTGACCACAAAGTCAATCGACTGTTGCTCAATATTGGAAAAGGTAGCCCGCGACAAGTCGGCTATCATATGCGGCGGCACCCTAAACACCCGCGCAATCTCAGTCGTGATAAACTGCCGCGTCTCTATAAACTGAGACTGATTCGGGTTCACCGATATCGGTACAAACTCCGCCCCCTCTTCCAGTATCGCTACGCTTCTTTATTGCCCCAATCAGTATGCTTATCGCTCCAACTCTTTTTCAGTCTTTCTCTTGCGGGATCATCTTTCAGTTTCCCGGCAAGTTTTAAGTACCCTCCCGGCCCACCGTAGTTCTTGAAAAACTCCGCGCCGTACCTCTCAACCGCCATCGCCTGACCGATAACGTCACGTATCCGCGTCAACGTATCGTATCCCTTTAGACCGTCGTAGCCTATCCCGCTGATGTGCAACATATCGTCCATCGGCACCGTGGTCTTTCTATCGGTCGTTACAAATACCTTCCTGTTATTGACTCTATCTACCGTCCATTGCTGCGGGTCTTGTATCCACAAGTTAACAGGATACCCGCTCCGTCCCCGCTCGATTCTCGCGTACCCATTTCCCAAAAGCACAACGTGGTGCATCAGCGTCTCTTTGAAGTAGAACGCCGTCTGCTCTGGATTCGGTCTCCGGTGTAACAGGTCGTATATCGCGTGGTCTTCGGCCCGCTCTTTCCCGCCTTCTATCCGCTTGTAGAGTATCGTCGGCAAGCTCGCCAAGGTCTCACTCAACAACCGCACGCAAGCATTGACAGCCGCGACACTCATCGCCGTCACCCGGTCAACAGGCAACCCGCTCGTGGTCACGCCGCCCATCAGCATCTTGGCAAGCTCGGCCTCGGCTACCGTTCTGCTATAAGCCCTCTTCTCTCTTCTTGTGAAAATGCTCACAGCGTCAATATTCCTCTCTCGTCATATACGCTTGCTCCCTCGGCTCTTAGCGCACGGTCAAGCGCCATTATCAGCGCAACCACTCCGTCTATCTTCTCGCTACTCTTGCTCTTGTCCGGTTTCACATTCCCCGCCGGGTCTTGCTTCACCGTCATGTTATCGGCCATCCACCGCAACACCGGATGCCCGCCATGACGTATCTTCTTGTCCAATACCAACCGCAAAAGCTCTTTAGTCGGGTGCGCCATCGATGCAAAACCTTGCCCGAACTGCACCACCGTGAACCCGTCATCATCAAGACTTTGCATAATCTCAGTAGCGCCCCACCGGTCAAACGCAATCTCACGAATGTTAAACTGCTGCCCTACCTCGTTAATCCGCTTCCTGATATACCTATAGTCAATTACGTTTCCCGGCGTCTCCTCAATAAAGCCTTGCTTAACCCACAAGTCATACGGTACTCTATCTCTCACGGCCCGCTCATTTACCCTTTCTTTGGGTACAAAGAAATACGGTAATACGCTATACGTCCCGTCCGAGTCCGGCACCACCACCACGAACGCCGCGATATCGGTTGTGGAAGCCAAGTCCAAACCGGCCCACGCCGCCGTTCCTTCTATGTCTTCCTCGTACTGATCTGCCCCGCAAGCATCCCATGCGTCCAGGTCTAACCATCTGTCCTCTTGCTTCGTCCATTGGTTTAGGTACAGCCGCTTAAACGTGTTCTGGAAAATCGGCATCTGCTGCGCCCTGACAAAAAACTCCCGCATCTCTTCAATGTCGCGGAACGTCCCCAACGCGGGATTCGCCTTGTACCAGACCGCCTCGTCTTTCCAGTCCTCTGCCTCGTCTGCCGAGAACACCACGGGATAAAACGTCTTATCGTCCAGTACCCCGTTCAAAACCTGTAGCGCGTGTTCATGCATGTGCCAGCACACCGAGTTCCTGTCATACCCTGCCGTGGTAATCGCAAACACCAACGGCTGCGCCCTCGTTCCGCCGGAGGTCGTCAGCACTTCCCATAGCTTCTCATTCGGCTGTGTGTGCAATTCGTCGAACACAACTCCGTGAGCATTGAACCCGTGCTTAGTCGCATGGTCGGCCGACAACACCCGATATACCGAATTGGTTGACGGTACGATTATCCTCCGCGTTGACTCGATAATCTTGCACCGTTTAGCCAGCCCCGGCGCTTGCTGCACCATATTCACAGCCACGTTAAAAACTATCGACGCCTGATCCGTATCAGCCGCAGCACCGTAAATCTCACCGCCCATCTCGTCATCAGCAAAAAGTAGCTTCAACGCTATCGCCGCCGCTAACTCACTCTTCCCGTTCTTCCTCGGTATCTCTACATACGCCGTCTTATACTGCCTGTACCCGTCCTCCTT